TCATTATCTATTGTATCTCATTGGGCAGACTTTAATAAAAAGAATGGTCGTAAAACAAACAATACATCACAACAAAGATTTTTTAGTACAGATGCTGGTATGGATTTTAGTTCTCAAACAGTACAAGATATTAAATGGGGTAGAGAGTAATGCAAGATATTATCTCACTATATAGAAACTATCCTAAATATGATAATCTACACGATCTTGATTTACAACATCATATAAAGCCAAGTATATTTTTAAATCAATATAAAAAACATTATCATAACGATAAATTAATTGGCTTTACTAATTGGGCTTATTTATCTGATTATGCTTTTAATCATTTTAAACGAACAGCTAAAATAAATTATAAAGAATGGAACTCAGGTACTAATTTAGTATTTGTAGAATTTATTGCTATTACAAATGTTAGAAAAATTTTTAAATGGTGTGTTAATATGGCTAACAAATTTAAAGGGATTAAAGATAATTTTACTTGGTTAAGAGTAGAAGATAATCAAATTAAAAGAATGATAGTTAAGGATATATAATGGGTGGAATAGTAAAAGCAGTTGTTAGTGTAGCCACAAAAGTTTTTACAAAGGGAAACCCTTTAGTATCTTTGGGTGTATCTTTATTTTTAAGTTGGGCATTAAGACCAAAAGAGCCTGAAATTCCTGATTTTGCAACAAATGAATTTGATGATTTTGAAAAAGGTATATTACTTAACAAACAATCTAATGACTCTAATATTCCTGTAATTTATGGAGAAAGACTTACAGGGGGAACTAGAGTTTTTATGGAAACTTCTGGAACAGATAATACTTATCTTTATATGGCTATTGTTATGTCAGAGGGAGAGATAAATGATATAGAAGAAATAAGAGTAGATGATAAAGTTGTTACTTGGGCAAGTGCCTTATCAGATGGTACAGAAGTTGAAGTAAATAGTTCTGATAGTAATTTTTATAAGGATAGTACAAGTTTAATTAGAGTAGAACCTCATTATGGAACAGATGGTCAAGGAGCATCATCATTATTATCTACATTATCATCTTGGGGAAGTAATCATAAATTATCTGGCTTATGTTATCTAGCTTTAAGGTTTAAATGGAATCAAGACGCATTTACAGGAATCCCAAAAGTACAAGCAAAGATACAAGGTAAAAAAGTTAAAACATATAATTCAAGTTTAGTTGAACAATCTGCAAGTTATCAAACTAATCCAGCATGGTGCTTGTTAGACTATTTAACTAATGCTAGATATGGAAAAGGATTAGCAGTAAGTGAAATAGATTTACAAAGTTTTTATGATGCTTCACAAGTTTGCGTAACTCAAGTAACACCCTATTCAGGTGGTAGTGATATAAATATTTTTGATTGTAATACTGCGTTAGATACTTCAAAACCTATTATAGATAATGTTAGAGAATTTTTAAAAGGTTGTAGAGGCTATCTACCATATAATGCTGGAAAATATAATTTGATTATAGAAACAACAGGAAGTGCTTCTATAACTTTAACAGAAGATAATATTATAGGTGGTTATTCATTATCTACACCTACAAAGAATGATAGATACAATAGAGTTATAGTTGGATTTGTGAACCCAGATCGTAATTTTCAAGTTGATGAAGTTCAGTTTCCACCAATAGATGATTCAGGATTACCAAGTTCAGATCGCCATGCAACTATGAAAACTGCTGATGGTGGTTTTTTATTAGAGGGCAGATTTAATTTCACAACAATAACATCAAAATATCAAGCAGAAGAAATGTCTGAAGTAATACTTAGAAGAAGTAGAGAAGCATTATCCTTAGGTATTAATGTTGATTTTAATGGTTATGATTTAGCTATAGGAGATATAGTAAATATTACACATAGTTCTTTAGGATTTTCTGCAAAACCTTTTAGAGTTATTGGAATTACTTTTAATCAAGATTTAACTGTAGGATTATCACTTGTTGAATATCAAGCCACTCACTATACATGGGCTTCTAAAACTGAAGCAACAGCAGTACCTACAACTAATCTTCCTAATCCATTTACTGTCCAACCACCAGCAAGTGTAACTTTAGATGATACTTTAGTTGAATATAATGATGGAACTGTAATTGTAGCTTTAGATGTAACTGTAGGTGCTTCTCCTGATAGCTTTGTTGATTATTACCAAGTAGAATACAAGTTAAGCACAGTTTTAGATTTTATAATTTATGCACAAGGTTCAGGATTAAATCACAGAGTTTTAAATGTAATTGACCAAAAGGTTTATAATGTAAGGGTTAAGGCAGTTTCAAGTTTAGGAGTTTCATCAACTTATGTAACAGCAAATAGAACTATTATAGGTGCTATTGATCCACCTAGTGATATTGAAGATTTTTCTTGTAATATTATTAATGGAGAAGCACATTTATCGTGGGAGCAAATACCTGATTTAGATTTAGCTTATTATCAAATTAGATATTCAACATTAACAAGTGGTGCAACTTGGCAAAACTCAGTATCGCTAGTAGAAAAAGTATCAAGACCAGCAACTTCAATCGTAGTTCCTGCTCGTGTCGGAAGCTATTGCATTAAAGCTATTGATAAATTAGGAAATTTCTCAGTTAATGAAACTATTATTGCAACTAATGTATCAACGATTGGTAATTTTAATAATATAACAACTCAATCAGAAAACCCTAATTTTACAGGAACAAAAACTAATTTAACACTAGACAGTAATTTATTAAGATTAACTAATTTAGGTTCTAATGGTACTTATGAATTTGCAAGTGTAATTGATATAGGTGCAGTTCACACATCAAGGGTTACAGCAAGTCTTTCACAGTTTGCAGAAAACCCAAGTGAATTATTTGATTCTGAAAGTGGATTTTTTGATGCTAAATCAGGTTCTTTTGATGGGGATTCTCCATCTAACTCAAATGCTCATTTAGAAATAGCTATAAGTGATGATAATGTAACATATACTGATTTTAAAAATTTTGTAATAGGAGATTATACTGCTAGATACTTAAAGTTTAGATTAGTGTTAATTTCAAGAGATGGAGTAACAACTCCTGTAATTAGTCAAGCAACTGTAACTGTTGATATGGAAGATAGAATACAATCAGGAAATGATATAGTAAGTGGTGCAACTACAAAAACTGTTGCGTTTACAAACCCATTTAAAACTGATAATTATGCACTTGGTATCACAGGACAAGGCATGGCATCAGGAGATTTCTTTTTAGTAGAATCTAAAACTATTAATGGATTTAATGTAACATTTAAAAATTCAAGTGGATCAGCAGTATCAAGAACATTTGACTATCTTGCAAAAGGGTTTTAAAAGGGATATAAACGCATTATGGCACAAACAACTCAAATAACTATAGATAACCAAACTTTCCCATCATTTAGATCAAAATTAAATGAAAGTTTAAGTGCATTAAATACATTAAATTCAGGCTCATCAAGACCAAGTTCAGCAGTTGCAGGAACAATTTGGTTAGATACCACCAACGCAACAAATCCAACATTAAAATTCTTTGATGGCTCAGATGATATATCTTTAGCAACAATAGATTATTCAGCTAACACAGTTAATTGGTTAGATAGTTCTGTTTCTTTAACTTCTCCTGTTGCAGTTAGTGGAAATTCAACAGCAGGTGCAGAAATAAGATTACCAGAAGATACAGATAATGGTTCAAATTATGTTGGATTAAAAGCATCAGATACTATTGCATCTAATATAACATTTACTTTACCAAATGCAGATGGAAGTAATGGACAATCTTTAAAAACAGATGGTTCAGGAAATTTATCTTTTGGAGATGTAGTTGGTGGAACAGATTGGCAGACAACTCCAAAAACAGCAAATTTTAATGCTTCAGCAAATGAGGGTTATTTTGTTGATACATCATCTAATGTTGTAACAGTTACTTTACCAACAGGTGTTGCAGGGGAATCTGTAACTATTATAGATTATGTATCTAATGCAAACACAAATGCTATTATTTTTACTCCACAATCAGGAGAAAAAATTGAGGGTGGAACATCTGGACAAGGTGTAACTGCAAATAGACAAGCAACCACATTAACTTATTCAGGTGCTACTCAAGGTTGGTTAGTATCAAGTTCTGGAGATTCAACACCAATAACAACTCCAACAATTACTTTCAATACTGCCTCAGGTTCTTTAGGAACATTAGCAGGTTCATCACAAAGATCAGACCCTAACGCAAATTTATCTGCTGTAACAGGTAGTTCAACTTTCGGAACAGTTGGTTATTCAATTCAATCTGGTAGCTTACCAGCAGGTTTAACTTTAAACTCAAGTTCAGGTGCTTTTGTTGGAACTGCTACAGCACAAGCTAGTTCAACAACTTCAAATTTTACAGTAAGAATTACAGTTACCGAAACAGGCACTACATCAGATAGAGCATTTTCTATAATTGTTGATCCAGACGCATCATTTGTTGCTGGTTCAGGTGGAACAGAAACTACTTCAGGAGATTTTAAAATTCATACATTTACAGGGCCTGGAACATTTACTGTTTCAGATGCTGGAAATGCAGGAGGAAGTAATCAATTAGAATATGTTGTAGTAGCTGGTGGTGGTGGAGGTGGTAATAGTGGTTGTAGAGGAGGTGGAGGTGGAGCAGGTGGTTTTAGATTTGCTTCTCCTAGTATAGCACCTTTAACTTATCCAGGAAAACCTTTAGCAGGTTCAACTATAACTGCTAGTGCAACAGCATATCCAATTACAGTTGGTGGTGGTGGTTCTGCTGGTAGTTCTGGTAATAATTCAGTATTTTCAAGTATAACATCAGCTTCTGGAGGTGTTGGAGGTATTGGTACTGGAGCAGGTGGGAATGGAGGTTCTGGTGGTGGAGGAGCAGGGCCAGGTGGAGGAAATCCTGTCTCTGCTGGAGGTTCAGGTAATACACCTCCTGTTAGCCCACCTCAAGGAAACAATGGAGGAAATGGCGACCCATCTCCTCCTGGATTTGGTGGTGGAGGTGGTGGTGCAATAGCTGGTGGGGACATTGGAGGTTCATCTCCTAGATCAAGAGGATCAGATGGTGGAGCAGGTGCTGGATTTCCACCAACAGCATTTGGTTCTAATGGTGAATCTTGTGGTTCGTTTAGATATTATTCAGGTGGAGCAGGAGCAGGTTATTATGGAGATGCAGTACCAGGTGGTATAGGTGGTGCAGGTGGTGGAGGAAATGGTGGTGGTTTTAATGGTTCTTCAGGAACACCAGGAACAGCAGGTACTACAAACACAGGTGGAGGAGGTGGTGGAGGAAGTTTATCTAATGTAGGTGCATCTGCTGGTGGTTCAGGTATAGTAATTATAAGGTATAAATTTCAATAGGTAAATTATGGCACATTTTTCAAAAATAGGAATACATGGAAAAGTTTTACAAGTATTAACACTTGATAATAAAGATATGTTAAATGCTGACGGAATTGAAGATGAAGCAGTAGGACAACAGTATTTAGAAACTCATAATAATTGGCCTGCCGAAATGTGGATTCAAACATCTTACAATACATATGGCAATCAACATAAAAATGGTGGAACTCCATTTAGAGGTAACTTTGCTGGTGTAGGTTATATTTGGGATGAAGATAATCAAATATTCTGGCCTAAAAAACCTTATCCATCATGGGTAAAAGATTTAGATACTGCTAGTTGGAAATCTCCAATAGGAAATCCTCCTGCATTAACACAAGAGCAAATAGAAGATAAATCAACTTATCAATGGAATGAAGATAATCAAAGTTGGGATTTGACAATTATATAATATTATTGTTTTATGTTTGATGTGGAAATCAAAAAAAATATTTTATCACAAATTGATTTATATTATGGGAATGTTTCAATGCCTAAAGGTTTTGAGATTGATAGAGATAAATTATCAGAGGACATTTTACAATCTACATTAAACGATTCAGAGTTTCCATTTTCAAAAACTTGGGATATGTTAAATACTTATATTAGAGAACATATTAATCTAGAGTATGGTTTCCAATTAATAAATAAAAAAACTTGGGGGAATATTTATAAACCTAATCAAAATACAAAACCGTTATTAAACATTGATTCAGTAGATTTAAAAAATTCAGCAGATTATACATTACTTTATGGTGTTAAAACTAATAACTGTTTTGTAAGAATCTTATATGATGATAATAGAAGAAAAGGAAGAAGTTGGGATATAGAACTTACAAATAATAAATTTATTATGTTTCCATCAACTAATATGTATTACTTAACTAATAATCAAAAACATAGTTTAAATTTTGTAAAAACTATAACTTATGAATATATCTAATTATTACTGGTATTTTAAGTCAGCATTAACACCTAGATTTTGTGATGAGGTAATACAATATGCTAATAATCAAAGAGAAGTTATGGCGAGAACAGGTGGTTATGATAATAAAAAATTATCTAAACAAGAAATATTAGATTTAAAGAAAAAAAGAAACTCTGATTTAGTTTGGTTAAATGATAATTGGATATACAAAGAATTATATCCTTTTGTACATGAAGCTAACAGATCAGCAGGTTGGAACTTTGATTGGGAAAGGTCAGAGGCTTGTCAATTTACAAAGTATAAACTTAATCAATATTACGATTGGCATTGTGATAGTTGGAATAAACCTTATGATCGTAAAGATGTTAATAATCCTGAACATGGAAGAATAAGAAAATTATCTATGACTTGTCAATTAACAGATGGATCAGAATACACAGGTGGCGAATTAGAATTTGATTTTAGAAATTACGATCCTCACATGAGAGATG